ACAGTTTCTCACTACTCAGTATACCGTCGAACTGCGACTTGTCTGTGATATAGACTACGGACAGTGGGTAAGGGAAGACATCTAACTCCCTGTCGAACCCAGGTCTTTTTGTATAAGTAGTCATACTGTAAGTATACCCTAAGTTCTAGTGCTAGTCAAATGAAAAAGGGACCACTCCTGTGGTAAACAAGAGCGGTCCCCTTAGGTTAGTTAAGCCAGAGTGTCGCGGTCTACTTCAGCAGCAGCGCGGGTGGACTCAGAGACTGGGCAAACTACAGCCCATACGCGGGCAGTAGCAGCTACAAGGCCAGAACCAGTGACAACCTGAATGGCGTCAATAGTGTCAGCAGTAGAGATGAAGCTAGGAACTACGCCACCAAGAATGGTGCCCGCAGCCTGTGCTTGCATGTCAGTAGCAGCCAGGTTAGCAACTGTACCATCGCCAATAGCGACAGTGGATGAAGTACCAGCACTACCAGGGGCAGTGACGAACTCGATACCAGCCGAGAGAACAACGCAACCTGCAGGAACTGCTGGACCTTCGACGGTACCAGAAGCAACTCCAAGAGTTACGATCTTCTCAACGATAGTCGGTTGATAGTTCATTGATTGAGATTTAGCCATAACGTGTTATCCTTTCCTATTACGCGAGGTTGTACTTAGCGGTTACAAGAGCTTCTGGACGAAGAATCTTACGACCGTAGAGGTGCATACCACGAACAATATCCGCGAAGGAGTCTTGGTCACGATACGATTCAGTCTTGTTGATCTGCTCAGCAGTTGCTACAGCGGAGTCATGACCAGCAACGATAACACCATAGTCAGTGTTCTGGTTAGCTGTACCAGTTGTACCAGCACCACCGCCAACGGCAGGAAGGTTGTTAGACTGGTATACACGGAAGCCATTCCAGTTGTTCAAGACCAGACCATTGCGCAATGCGCCAGAGTCACCGAAGTCAGCGTTCAAGAAACGTGAATCTTCGTCCATCAGGATTTCCATCATGATAGGATCAATAACCAACCAACGACCAGCTTTGTCAACGTTCTGTTGATCGAGCAAACGACCCATACGGTTGATAAGCATGACAGGTGAAGCGTAAGCTGTTGGCAGAACAGTCGCACCAGGGAGACGAGCAGCTACAGGGATCGAGTGATCGCCAGCAGAAGCAGTCGTGATGTTACCGAACGAACCCTTGATCAACTTCATAGAAGTCAACAATTCGTCTGTACCTGCAGTTACTACAGCAACGGTACCGTTAACAGTTGTGTTAACAGCGTCACCAACAGAGTGGTTTGCAGAAGGCTTATAGCCGGACAAGTAAGCAAGAACTTCCTGGTCGTGGTTGTCAGCCAAACGGTAAGCAGCGCGGTTAGTTGCCAAGTCCATGAAGTTAACGTGCGAGTGTGCAGTCTCAATGTCGTCAGTCTTGAAAGCAAAGTAGTTAGCTTTGTCGATGACCAGAGAGAAGTCCTCGTCGTCCAGGTCTTGTGCAGTAACTTGTGTGCCACGTGCATAAGGGCTTACAGAGATTTCAGGCTCTTTGATAATACGTACTGTATCACCTTGAGCAGAGATTTCACCGAAGTAGTCAGAGTTAGTGATGTCGCCACAAACTGTGGACTTACGGAAAGCAAGTTGTACTTTCTTCGAATAGATTACGGACGAGAAATTTCCATTAGGAAGCGATCCATAACCAGGTGCAGATTGAAATGCCATTTTAAGGTCTCCTTATAAGATGTGTATGGCTAGAGTTTTATCGTACAATAGCGAAACACCGCAACATAAGGGCTACTGCTATCTGGGTGACTAGTTCGAACTAGGGCCAGGCGCTATAGGTTGTCTTTAGTATTGGCAGCTATTAGGGTACACATGTTTAGGAAGAACTCTTCTGAGAACTCCTGCTTCATGCGGTTGACAGAGGCAGACACGAGTTGTAGATTTCCTACTACGTATCCTTCTGTACTACAGATACGGTCAAGAGATACTTTATGTGGGTGGTTGGCCTCATTAGTGAGGGGCACTCCAGAGTAAATACACTTACCGTTCTGTTCAACCCAGATGTCATACAGGATTTCCCACGTTACATCTGGACTAAATTCTTTGGTTCTAAACTTGGCCTTAGTGCAAAGATTCTTTAACGTTGAGAAAAGAGATAACTCTTCTGTGTCAAAGTTTTCCAAGTACCAAGCATGGGCAAAGCTTTTAGGGGTGTCTGTAGAAGAACAAACTTTACATACAGTTCTTAAACCAGACCCTTTAGTATAGAAAGAATTAGTTGGTTTCTCAATTTCGCACTTAGTACATACTATCAAGAAACCAACCCTCCGTTACAATACCCTTAGTTATACCAAGAATTGTTTAGATGTCAACTACTTTTTACGGGAGATGTCATAAACAAAATTTCCAGTAGCCATAGCTTCTGCAATCTTGGCTTCGTTCTTTTCATACCAAGCATCACTCTCACGAGCAACTTGGGACTCATAGATTTTCTTACCGTCTCCATCGGAGTCAAGCTTAGGGGAACCCTTGGTCTTAACATCAGATGCAGCGTCTCGTGCCTGTACCTTCTTAGCAGCAGGGGTCATACCCTTGTCTGTCTTGTACAGATCAATGACACGGATAACACCAGAGGCATCATCCTCGTTGTCATACAGTGCGTTCTTAATCCATGAGGGTTGTTTCTCTGCCCAGTCATGGAAGTCATCAGAGGCTTTAAGAGTATCAAAGTCAGTGTGAGCCTTACGGATAAGTGTCTCTGCCTTGGTACGCTTAGTCTCGTATGCTAGTTCATCAAGTTCTTTGAAACGACTATCAGTCTTCTCAAACATCTCCTGAGCTTTCTTAGCAGCAATAGTCTCTACGATACCAGCTACATCAGGATACTTCTTAGCCCAAGCCTCTAGGTCTTCGTTAGACTTGGGTGGGGCAAACCCCTGGGCTTCTGTCTTGTTCTCTAGAGCGGCTAACTTAGCTGCCCACTCTTCTTCCTTCTTAGCTTGGTGCCGACGTAGGTCACCGTAACGCTTCTTAAAGGTTTGTTCTTCTTTGGACAGGGAGGTGTCTTCTTCTTCAACCTCTTCTGCCTCTACAGGTTTAACCTCAGAGGCATCTTCTTCTACCTCTTCATCCTCAGCCACTTCTTCTTCAGAAGACTCAGCTTTCATTAGCTCTTCGAGTTCTTTCTCGTCCTGCTCAATGCGCTGTCGGTTCTTTCGGTTGTTGAAGTTAGGATCAATCATTACTGATTTAGGTTGTTCACGTGTCATCTGTTCGTTAGCCATTTGTTTCTCCTTGGGGCCGCTTATAGCGGGTGGCCTTAATGGTCGTTAAAGTTACTTCTTAGGGCGGGTGACCAATCCACCTTTATACATATTAGGTCTTCCTGGGCCTGGGCGGGAAGAGGTTGTAGGTGCAGTTGAACCTACGGCTGTACGTGAGCTATAGGTGTTAGGGTCGTCACTGTTACTTGTCTGGTTGTAGGTAACCCCACCCACGTCTGTTACTGTTCTGTGTCCATCACCGTCGTTATTGCGAACTAGTGGCGATGCGGATGCAACCCCACCTGAAATTGGTCTAGCTCCAGCAGGGGTGTCACGAGATACAGCTTGCATATCATTCGTATTTGCACTGGTACCGGTGACTGCTGATCGACCAGCTATCTCTCCATCTTCAGCTAGGCGTTGTTGCTTCTGCACGTAACCTTCATAGATACGATCACCGTCCATCATCTCGTCTGGGATAAGACCCATGATACCACCAAGACCATACTCATCGTGAGCTGTCTGAGCCATCTCTCTTAGGTTAGTTGCTAGTTCTTCATTACCAGCGGCATCTGCTGCCATAGCTGCAGCTCTTGTCTCAGCTATACGACGGGCTTCTCTACCCATGTTAACTGCTCCACTAGCCATAGACAAACCTAGGTTAGGGCTAAGCTTAGCTTTCAAAGCATCAGGGGCAAGACGACCAGAGAAGTGTTCGACAACAGACTCTGAGTCCGTAAAGTCAAGACCATCCAATGGTGAGTTGAAGTTAGCTAGTGAACCACCAGCTTCACCCATAGACACACCTTGACCACCAGGGCCTTGCTGTGCGTAGAGTTGAGCAGCGTTCATAGACTGATCTTTATCGTTACCTTGAGGTGTTGGTGCTGTAGGTGCTGTATAAGAACCGGAACCAGCGTTAGGGTTGATACCTGCGCTAGCTTTACCCGAGGAGTAACCTTCAGGGATTGTCTGAGCAGGTGCACCGTTGATATGTAGAACCATCATCGTGTTACCGTTGGGGCCTGTGTAAGGTACGTACTCAAAGCCACCGTCAGCACCATTGCCACCAGCATTACCTACACCATAAGAGCCACCTACGTTCTGCCAATCAGCAGCGTTGAATGTGCCTTGGGGTTGGTCACCAGTGACGAGACCACCTTCAGCCATCATGATACCACGTTTCTGGAAGATACCTTGAAGCTCTGGGTTTGTCTTAGCTGATTCAACAACCTTGTCGATCAACTGATTGATGTTACCGGAGTCGATAAGACCACCCTCAGCCATCTGTGTTACAGCTTGAACCATCTCTGGGTCCACACTTTGTTGTGGTGCTTGTTGACCACCGACACGATCATCAGCGACCATCTCCTGCATATCACCTTTGGCTTTGTCACGGAGTTGCTCGAAGAAGTTAACACCAAAGAACCGTACTACATCAGCAGGTACAATGTACTCGCCTTCAGACAGCATAGCAGGAACATCGTCTCGGACATTCTCAGCAGAACTTCCTAGTGGAATCTCATTACCTGACACTGGGTCACGGCGAGGTGCAGCCATACCACCCTCATTGAAAAAGCTCATCTGCTTACGCATGTTATCTCCTTTGGATGTACCTGTAATCTCCGTGAAGCTTTCCGCTCCAGAGATATCTACGTTATTCTGTTCTTCAAACTTATTCTCGAATGCTCTGGTTGACATCTTGTGCTTACCAGTAAACTCTTCTTCAGACATCATACCAGACGCTGCCTTGAAGTAGTCTGCCATAGCGTTGTTAGATACCTCAGCCACTAGGCCACCTTCA